GCTAACTAACCTTGCAATATTTTTTTGCAGAGATCCAAAGCAAGCCTATGCAGGAAAGCAATTGAAAGCAATTGCCTCAAAAGCCTCAGAGGCCTCTCTCCTTTATTTATACTGTTGGGAAGGGCTAAGGGCCTCCTGCCCCTTAATCTGATACAAAAAAGACTTCTCTAAAATTAGAGGCGTGAAAGAGTCATGAGTAATTTTGAAACACTGCCAGAGCTTGTATGTTCACATTCATGTGACAGCTCCACCCAGCGGTCACCGTGCGGGTCAAGTATGAAACAATGCCAAAACTATAGATTTGAGGAAGTAACTCACTTTGGAAGCCTAGGGAAATTCTGACGGTTTGCCCCGGGCATGCCCAAGGTGTTTTAACCTTTAAAAAGCGGAGGTAACTTTAGTTTTTCACAGTTTGATAACAGTGTCCTCGTGTGACCTGCGCTGGGACTTCTTGGTGGGAAAAGTACTTCTTCCTGTTTCACAGCCAAACATCTTATGTTTTCCAGATCTCCCAGAGGCCTTCGCCTACCTCGGCTGAACTTTAAACTAGTCAAACTCGGCTTTAAGTAAGTGTTTTTTTCTTTCTTTTTTAGAAATGGGAGGCGTAATATCAATTATTGTGGACATAATTGAATTGACAGCAGAACTGACTGCTGCTACAGGATTTTCTGTGGAAGCAATTATAAATGGCGAAGCCCTTGCCGCTGTGGAAGCTCAGTTATCTAGCCTTGCTACTGTTGAGGGGCTAACAGGAGTGGAAGCTCTTGCCTCTTTGGGCATCACAACTGAACAATACTCATTTTTAACTTCTGTACCGGGGATGTTGTCAAATGCTGTAGGCCTAGGTGTTGTTTTTCAAACTGTTTCAGGTGCCAGTGCCCTCGTAACAGCTGGAATTGCAACTTCATATGCCAAAGAAGTCTCTGTTGTAAATAGAAACATGGCTGTCATCCCATGGAGAGACCCTGATTACTATGATATTTTGTTTCCTGGTGTACAATCATTTTCTTATGCAATTGATGTTATCACAGATTGGTCTGGCAGTTTGTTTCATTCAATAGGAAGATATATTTGGGAATCTGTAACTACAGAAGCTAGAAGACAAATAGGCCATGCTTCAAACCAAGTTATAGTTAGAGGAACTCATGCTTTCCAGGATACACTAGCAAGAATTTTAGAAAATGCTAGATGGGTAGTGCAATCAGGGCCTACAAATGTCTATAATTATCTGGACAATTATTATAGACAGCTTCCGCCTGTTAACCCTGCGCAAGCAAGACAAATGTATAGAAGGCTAGGACAAAAATACAGGGTGACCAGGGACGCTCAGATACCTGACAGATATAATCTTGAAAGCTCAGAGACTGAATCAGGAGAAACTGTTGAGTTTTACAAACACCCTGGAGGAGCTAATCAAAGAGTCACACCTGACTGGATGCTTCCTTTAATTCTAGGCCTTTATGGAGATATAACTCCAACCTGGGATAAGTACGTGCATCAAGTAGAAGAAGAAGATGAGTACCAAAAGAAAAAGAGGAGGAGAGTCTAAAGCCAAATGTACCCCTTGTCCTACAGTAGCAAGAAAAAAATGCAGCACCCCAGCTCCTGTCCCTAAACTAATAGTTAAGGGAGGGGTTGAGGTACTAGATATTAGGACGGGGCCAGACAGCATTACTACTATAGAAGCTTTTCTAAATCCTCGTATGGGATTTAATCAAACAACTGATGAAAATTATGGATTTAGTGATAAGATAACAGTAGCTACTTCATCTACAGATGATAAGCCTAAACAAAATATCCTGCCTTGTTATAGCTGTGCTAGAATTGCTTTGCCTCTCCTTAATGAAGACCTCACTTGCTCTTCTTTACAAATGTGGGAGGCTGTGTCTGTAAAAACTGAAGTTGTGGGAATAAGCAGTCTTATTAATGTTCATAGTGCAGCAAAAAAAGAGTCTGACGCTGCAGGGCCTGCAATTCCCATAGAAGGCCTTAATTATCACATGTTTTCTGTGGGTGGTGAGCCCCTAGAACTTCAAGGGGTTGTAATGAACTCAAAAACCAAATACAATGAAAACAATAGTGCTGTAGTATCCATTAAAAAAGCAACCAATGCAGACATGACAGCTAAAAACCAAGTTCTTGAACCATCTGCCAAAGCCACACTGGACTTAGATGGTCTTTACCCTGTAGAAATTTGGAGCCCAGACCCATCTAAAAATGAAAACACAAGATACTTTGGTTCCTATACTGGAGGTCTTACCACCCCCCCTGTACTTCAATTTACTAATACAGTAACCACAGTTTTACTGGATGAAAATGGAGTGGGGCCTTTGTGTAAGGGTGATGGGCTTTTTTTGAGCTGTGCAGACATTTGTGGGTTTTTTACAAATGCTGATGGGTCAAAACAGTACAGAGGGTTGCCAAGATATTTCAATGTAACTCTTAGAAAAAGAAATGTGAGAAACCCCTACCCTGTGACTTCACTTTTGACTTCTTTGTTCTCCAGTCTTATGCCTAAAATGAAAGGGCAACCTATGGAGGGTACTGATGCACAAGTAGAGGAAGTTAGAGTTTATGAAGGAACAGAGGGTGTTCCAGGTGACCCTGATATGAGACGCTTTATTGATCAATTTGGACAAAAACAAACAGATGTGCCTCATCAGTAAATGTTTATTTTGCATGCATAAGTAAATAATAAACAATAAACAATAAACAGCATTATTGAGTGAAATTTCCAGAGTCTTCAGTTTCATCATTGTCATCTTCACATACTACAATATCATGCAATGGGTCCAGCCCTAATCTTATGTTTTGTAGCATTTTATGAAACCTTTCAAGACCACATTCTTTATCAAGAATATCTTTCCAATACTTAACATCAGCTTCTAATTCTTTAACAAAAGCAGATACAGGTAAATACCAAAGCAAAATTAATACAAGTGTCATTCCACTTTGCAAAATTCTATATTTAAGCATTTCAGCATTTTTATCTAAAGAAATTTTTAAAAAGTCTTTTGAGGGAAAGTTAAGTACCAGCGCAAATCTAACAAATAAGGTTTGAGGCAAAAGATACTCATTACAGGTTACAATGCTTGGGGGAAATATTTGAGACCTTTTATTCATGTGTTTTTTTTCAAGATTTACTTTTACAGCTCCATCCATGTAGTCTCTCATATTATCTAAATTACTAATTCCTTGCCCTGGTTGCAAGGACTTGTTCATACTGATCTGTCCTTTTACATCTTCAAAGACCACAGCAAACTGGTCAATTGCACACCCTAATTCAAAGGGTAATTTTTCTGGCGGGCAATTAACATTCAAAGCTTTCCCATCTAATAAGTCCATGAAAGCCGCAGCAAGGCTTGTTTTTCCTGTGTTGACAGGCCCTCTAAAAAGAACATTTCTTTTTTTAGGAATATTTTCTGTAATTAGCTGCAATATTTTCATAACTATTTCTTCAATACTTTCAAATAAGCAAGAATACCAAGCAACCCCAGCCATGTACTGCAAAATTTTTATTTGCCCTATTTCCTTTAATCTTTCAAATTGTACTTTTAGTTTTTCTGACAAAAGTTCTTCTCTAGTAGCTTCCATTAGTCTTAACCTTCTTTTTGCAATAACTATATCTGCAGCTTGCTGACAAATTGCTTTTTGCTGTTTACATATGTAAAACAAGGCTGCATTAGCCATGTGGTCCTTGTGAAACATATAGTGAACTTTAAATTGTTTTTTGTCACATTTTTTACAAGGATAACTTTCGTTAAAATCTAGATAATGAGCCATTATCATCAGTGGGTCATCTAGGTTATTAGCTTGAGCAAAACTAGCAATTAAATTCCAATTACAACTTTGCTCTTCAGGCAAGTCAGAAAATTCATGTTGAAAGAGTCCTGGCTTATTTTCTTCTACTAAAGTGAAAGGTTCTTTGCATAAACAATTATAACATTCGATAGGCTTATTTACAGCTTTGCATAACAGAAAACTAACAGTACAAAAACTAGCACAAAAATTTTTAATTGCAGATACTCTATGCTTTCCCAGAGTAATTATAAAAATTAAGTTTCCCTCTTCATATTTATGCCTGCTTTTAAATTCTGGCCTGTATTTTTCAATTTTTTCATATAATACAGGCCCCTTTTCACAGGTGGTATATAGTACAAAACTATTCATCGTTTTATTACTATATATAGCATGACTAAGATAATCAAAGAGACAAGTTGGAAAATCGAGAGGATCATTATTAACCTTAGATCCCTTCGTCTTTGGTGGTGTGCTACTGAAACTTGCCTGCGAAGCTGTTGAATCTGCTTCTCCAGCAGGTTTAGAGGGAGAACATTGGGTGGGGGGCGGTGTAGTGAAGCTAGCCGAGAAGTCAGACGAGCAGGAAGAGTCCCTCCCGGAATCTCTGGCATATGAAGAAGAGGAACTCTCCGAGGTTTTTGGGGTCGAGGAGAAAAAATCAGCCGAGGGGGTGGAGTGGGGGGTCTTTCTTCGTCGCTTGAAGGAGGTGGAGGTGGAGGTACAGGGGCCTTCTTCATCACTGGATTCAAGGACTTCATCACAACGTATGTCGGGTCCTCCTCGTCTGTCATTAGTTGAGGTGCGCTGGTACTTGGGTGGAGTGGGTGGAAATTGAGAGTACCACCACTCCTTAAATTGTGGGGTACCATAGATCGGTGAGTCATCCTACAAAAAAAAAAATTATAAGTTTTTTGTCAAAAAACCATTTTAAGTAGGTTTTATACATATTTTTACTCACCACTAGTATTACATATTGCGCTTGTGATACAGGTCTTCCACATTCACTCTCATGAAGATAAAAGGTGTGTTCTGCACAATTCTTTTCCACCATATGAGATGCAGTTCAATGCCACTAAGTCCGTACCAATCCAAGTAACATTTGTGGCAAAAGCATTCTCCCCACAGCACACACCTTTTATGCTCTTTCATAATTAGGTGCTGCTGTCTCAACATGCAGACTATACATTTGCATTTATGAACAGCTACTCTCATAAAACAGCTAGGAAAAACTTTAATAAAAACTTCATCAAAGTTATCTATAACTTCTTTCAAAGTAAGCAAATCTTCCCAAATAGCTAAATCCATATTTCTCACCTGCTCCATGTCAAATCTGTTGTCTCTCATTTCAAGTAGTTCAGTGTTAAAAGTTTGCCATAAAGCATTTAACCTTCTCATTTTTTCCCCATCTCCACCCTTATCTGGATGATATACTAGGCACATCTTCTTAAATTGTTGCTTCATAAGAGGATAATTCCCATATTCATTTGCTGGTAATTCTAAAAGAGCTATAAGCTCTTTTTTTTCAGATTTATGAAGAATTTTATCCAT